AAATATAGCTCAACTAGGGGGTCGTATGCGCGAAAGGCAAAGCTGTCACAGTTTGTCATCAATCCCCGCTGGGTTTGTTCATCAGTTCACACAGTGTCATGTTAACCAGCCCCACTGTGTCAGTTGATGCCTGAACCAGCCCCACTGTGTCAAGTTGCCACAATGCCCACTGGGTCACAGTACACCCAGTGCACTGGGGCATGTTGTCACCGTTGTCACAAGTGCACGCTGGGTCTGAATCAATGAGTTATCGGTGCACGCTGGGCATGGTTGCGTGCACACTGGGTGCCGTGGTGCGTTGGTTTTGGACAGGGGGAGGGGTAGGGCCGACGCAAGAGGGCCAGCGGTGACGATGGCATCACAGAACCTCTATTATTTTTTTAAAATTGAAAAACCCAGTGGGTCACTAGACATCCCAGCATCAATCAATTACACTCCCGCGTACTATGGAACAAGGACATACCCCATCTGTAGGCACGGCTGTCGCCAGTGAACAATCCACACCAATCGGATTACCCAACTGGCTGTCCGTGCCTGACCCCAAGCCACCCAAGTTATCTCGGGAAGCTAAGGTGTTGCTTCATCTCGAATACGAGCAAGTGTTCGAGCGAGTCATTGAAGATGTGTACAGGGGTCGCTCCCTGAAGTCACTGATCAATGATGACCACAGACTCATCTCGTATGAGGACTTCATGCGCTGGATCAAGCGTGACACTGTTCGCCACGAGCGGTTCAAAGAAGCGCAGGAGTCTCGCACTGAGTTCTTGGCCGCTGAGATACTTGACATATCCGACGGCATTGAGTCGGTTGACCCCGCATCGAACGACACGGTGAACCGCGACAAGTTGCGCATCGACGTGCGCAAGTGGCTCATGGGTGCGCACAATAGGAAGCGCTACGGCGAGACTAAGCAGATAGAGCTTGGTGGCACTATATCGATCACTGAGGCACTGGCTGCGGCGCAGGCTAGGGTGATTGAGGGTGAGGTGCTCGATGTAACCCCACGGCTTGAGAACAACTGATGCAAAAGCCTAGATATTCCCCCGAGGACGAGCAAACGCTCATGACCCAGTTGTGGTCGCCGCAGCTTAGGGACGACCCCGAGGCGTTCGTGCTGTTCGTGTTCCCATGGGGGCAGAAGAACACACCACTAGAACACTTTAAAGGCCCACGCTCGTGGCAGCGTCGAGCACTGCGACGCATCGCCGAGTTCATCAAGACTAACCGTGACAAGCTGACTAACGACGAGCTGATAGACGCGCTGCGCAGAGCCGTGTCGTCTGGTCGAGGGGTGGGGAAGTCGGCCCTTGTGTCATGGCTGATTATCTGGATGCTGACCACTAGGATCGGCAGTTCTGTCATCGTGTCTGCTAACAGCGAGAACCAGTTGCGCAAAGTGACATGGGGTGAGTTGACTAAATGGGTCACGATGGCGCTCAACGCTCACTGGTGGGAGCCGACTGCCACAAGCCTAAACCCCGCGCAGTGGGTGACTGAGTTGGTCGAGCGTGACCTGCGTAAAGGCACACGTTACTGGGGTGCTGAGGGGAAGCTGTGGAGCGAGGAGAACCCAGACGCATACGCCGGTGTTCACAACATGGACGGCATGATGGTGATCTTCGACGAGGCGTCGGGCATACCGGACAGTATCTGGTCCGTGGCTGCGGGCTTCTTTACCGAGAACATTTTGGACAGGTACTGGCTCGCGTTCAGTAACGGTCGTCGTAACACCGGGTACTTTTACGAGGCGGTGGACGGGTCTAAGCGCGACTTCTGGGAGAGCGAGAAGATAGACGCTCGCCAAGTCGAGGGTACCGACAAGTCGATCTACCAGCAGATCATCAGCGAGTACGGTGAGGACAGCGACGAGGCCCGGGTCGAGGTCTACGGTGACTTCCCTAAGAGCGGTCAAGACCAGTTCATCGCACCCCACGTGGTTGACGATGCGTTCAAACGCCCACAATACAAAGACATGACCGCACCCGTGGTGATTGGTGTTGACCCGGCCCGAGGTGGTATGGACAGCACGGTCATTGTGGTGCGCCAAGGTCGGGACATTACGTCTATCAAGCGTTTCAAGGGTGACGACACCATGACCACGGTGGGTCACGTCATTGACGCCATTGAGGAGTTCAGGCCCGCGCTGACCATTATCGACGAGGGTGGTCTGGGCTACGGCATACTTGACAGATTGACCGAGCAGAAGTACAAAGTGCGAGGGGTTAACTTTGGCTGGAAGGCCAAGAACCCTGTGATGTGGGGTAACAAGCGAGCAGAGATGTGGGGTGCCATGCGCGACTGGCTCAAAACGGCCAGTTTGCCCGCTGACAGGTTGCTTAAAAGCGACCTAGTTGGACCCATGAAGAAGCCCAATTCGTCAGGTACGATTTTCCTAGAGGGTAAGAAGGAAATGAAGGCCCGGGGTGTGGCTTCGCCAGACGCAGCAGATGCGATTGCGGTCACATTTGCGTTCCCTGTTGCACATCGGGGTTACAATGAGCGAACGACTGCCCGACACAATGCTCAAAGCGGGTCTGTTTCAACGTCATGGATGGGGAGTTGAGAGTGCCACTCGTTAAATCTAGCTCAAAAGAAGCATTTCGCAAGAACGTCAAGGCCGAGGTAAACGCTGGCAAACCAGTTAAACAGGCCGTGGCGATTGCGTATTCCGTCAAGCGTGAAGCGGCTAAAAAAGCCCCAACCAAGTCCAAAAAATGACCCTACAAGCCCTGCAAGACTGCCTAATTGTTCGCCCAGATGTGGAGAAGCACGCACTTTTTGTGCTACTTCGTGAGAAGAAAACAGGCACTGGTGTGGTGGTGTCTGTCGGCCCTGATGCTGTTGACGTAAAAGCAGGCGATAAAGTGCTATTTGGAGATTCTATAGGACAGGACTTAAAATGGGAAGGCGATGACCTTCTTGTGATGCGAGAGTCACACACCCTTGGAGTATTTGAAGCATGAAAGACACCACCGGAATGGTTGCTGCCGCGAATGTGGCTAATAACGGCCCACGCCCGTCAAAACAAGACGAAACCGACATTCTTGCCGTTGCCCGTTCTCGCATGACAATGGCGATTTCGGCGTTCTCCGAGACCCGTGAGGATGAGATTGACGACCTGCGGTTTTACGCAGGTTCACCAGACAACCACTGGCAGTGGCCTGCCGATGTGCTTCAAACTCGTGGCGCTGTGCAGGGTCAGACAATCAACGCACGACCCTGTTTGACCATTAACAAGCTGCCACAGCACGTTCACCAAGTGACGAACGAGCAGCGCATGAATCGCCCGGGTATCAAGGTTATACCCGCTGACGATGATGCCGATGTGGAGATGGCAGATGTGTTTAACGGCGTGATTCGCCACATCGAATACATCTCCGACGCTGACGTTGCCTACGACACAGCTTGCGAGAATCAAGTGTCCTACGGTGAAGGCTACATTCGGGTGCTCACAGAGTACTGCGACGAAGATAGCTTTGACCAAGACATTAAGATTGGTCGCATCCGCAACAGCTTCAGCGTGTACATGGACCCCATGATTCAAGACCCAACAGGCGCAGACGCCCGTTGGTGCTTCATCAGCGAGGACATCACCAAGGCCGAGTACGAGCGGTTGTACCCAGATTCATCACCCATTAGCACTTTGATGTCGCTAGGTGTGGGTGATCAGTCCATTGCCCAATGGATCAACGAGAACACCATTCGCATTGCTGAATATTTCTACGTCGAGTATGAGAAGAAAAAGCTAAACCTGTACCCGAACAATCAAACTGCGTTTGAGGGCACACTTGAGGACAAGGCGTTTAAGCTGATGTTCGGCAAGCCATTACGCTCACGTGAATCAGACCGTAAGAAAATCAAGTGGTGCAAGATCAACGGCTACGAGATTCTTGAGGAACGCGAGTGGGCAGGCGCACACATCCCAGTGGTGCGTGTTGTTGGTAACGAGTTTGAGGTAGACGGTCGCATCTACATCTCAGGTCTGGTGCGCAACGCCAAAGACGCGCAACGCATGTACAACTACTGGGTGTCGCAGGAAGCTGAAATGCTGGCGCTGGCACCTAAAGCACCATTTATCGGCTACGGTGGTCAGTTTGAAGGCTACGAGCAGCAGTGGAAAACGGCCAACACAAACAACTGGCCCTACCTTGAGGTCAACCCAGACGTCACAGACGGTCAAGGTGGCGTTTTGCCGCTACCTGCTAGGGCACAGCCCCCGATGGCGTCTAGCGGCTTGCTACAGGCCAAAGCAGGTGCTTCCGAGGACATTAAGTCATCAACAGGTCAATACAACGCCAGTTTGGGCATGACAAGCAACGAACGCTCGGGCAAGGCTATTCTTGCACGCCAGCGTGAGGGTGATGTTGGCACCTATCATTACGTGGACAACTTGGCTCGCGCCATTCGACACATTGGTCGCCAGCTTGTAGACCTGATTCCCAAGATTTACGACACCGAGCGCATTGCTCGTATTATCGGTGAAGATGGTGAGCCAGCAACGGTCAAAATGAACCCAATGCAGCAAGAACCCGTCAAGCGCATTGTTGACCAAGAAGGCACACTCATCGACAAGATTTACAACCCCGCTGTTGGTAAATACGATGTGCGTGTGATTACTGGTCCCGGTTACGCCACCAAGCGTCAGGAAGCATTGGAGTCTATGGCTCAGTTGCTGCAAGGCAACCCACAGTTGTGGCAAGTTGCTGGTGACTTGTTCGTCAAGAACATGGACTGGCCCGGTGCTCAAGAGTTGGCCGAGCGGTTTAAGAAAACAATCGATCCCAAGGTGCTGGCAGACGATGATGATCCTGCACTGGCCGCTGCTAACCAGCAGATGCAAGCAATGGCGGCTGAAATGGAGAACATGTTTCAGATGCTCCAAAACGTTAATCGAAGCATGGAATCGCGTGATTTGGCAATCAAGGAGTTCGAGGCTCAAGTCAAAGCGTACTCTGCTGAAACCGACCGAATCAAAGAAGTCCAGCAATCTATGTCGCCTGAGCAGATTCAAGACATTGTTATGGGTACAATTGCCGCAGCGGTTGACACGGGCGACCTGATTGGTCAGGCACCTCAGATGAGGCAGGAAGCGCCTCAAGAGATGCCACAGCAAATGCCTGAAATGGGTCAACCAATGCCACCTGAAGGGGGTATGTGATGAGTTGTGCGGATTTCATGGGCGAGTTGTTCTTAGCACGGGATGTCACGCACTCCGTGCATTTAAACACCCGCAGCTATGCGAAACACAAGGCGCTTGGTCACTTTTACGAGGATGTGATCGAACTTGCCGACAAACTTGCAGAGGCGTACCAAGGCAAGCGTGGTTTAATCGGACCCATTTCTCTTAAGTCTGCCCGCAAGACAGGGGCGGTGTTGCCGTTTCTTGAAGATTCGTTGGAGTACATTGAGGAAAACAGGTTCAAAGTCTGCGACAAAACAGAGACCGCGATTCAGAACATCATCGATGAAATCATCGCCCTTTACTTGTCAACCATTTACAAGTTAAAATTCTTGGCATGACCACCCGATACGAATCCACCACCTACTTTGGGCGCAATGAAGCATTTGCCCTACAGGTTTCCCGTGGTCAGATTCCGGGTCACAGCACAGTCATCGTGTTTGGATACAATGATGACTTGGACACTACTGAGGAGTCCGTGTGGCCCGATGGTGGTGTAATCCCACACGTCTCCGTTGCATCGGTGATGAAAGTTGCATCATCTAGTGCAAACGACACATCTGCTGGCACTGGTGCCCGAACAGTGTACATTGAAGGTGTAGACGGTGACTTTGCCGTCAAGTCTGAAGTTGTTACATTGAATGGTCAAACCGCTGTCAACACGACGCACGAGTATTTGGCAATCAACCAGATGATGGTGATGACAGTTGGCTCAACTGGTCACAATGAGGGCGACATCAACATTGGAACTGGTACAGTTACCGCTGGTGTTCCCGCAGTCTTGTTTGATTTAATTGGTGTTAGCAACAACCAGCGCACAACAGGTCATTACACCGTGCCTGCTGGATACACGGGTTACTTGATGCAGGGTCAGTTTTCTGCTGGTCAAAGGTCTGGCTCAACAAGCGTAACGGGTAAACTTAAAATAACAACACCGGACAACATTACCCGTGTTGGTGCAATATCGACACTCAACAACGGAACTGCGGATCACATGTTTGACCTGCCTTTTCCAATTTACGAAAAAACGTGCGTTGGTGCGACAGCCATTGGTTCTTCAGCTAACAACTCAGTATCGTCAATGTTTATCATTTGCCTGATCAAAAACTCAACAGGATACTAAAATGGAACTGTTAAACCCTTTGTCTAAAACAGACTTCCCCGCGCAATCTGCCGCCTACACTGGCACCGCTGGTTCTACCGATGGTTGGAACGCTGGTCCTGAAGGTGTCATGGTTTGGTCTGACCAGCCGTGCTACATTGCTGTCGGTGAAGGCGCAACCGCTACAACCGCAGACACACCTGTTCCTGCGTTTACCCCGATCCCGTTCAAAGTTCCTGCAAATGTCTCAGGTCTTTGGCGCGTAAGTGCAATACAGTTGTCCGCTGGTGGCACTGTGTACTGCAAACCGATCAATACAAAATGAGTTTTTTAGCTACCCGCAACGCCATCGGCATTGGACTGGGTGGCATTATTTCGCTATTTGGTGGCCGCGCTTCCGAGGTGGCTCAAAGCAACCTTCTCTGCGAAAACGGTGATTTTCTGGTGCAGGAAAACGGCGATTTCATTCTTTTGGGGTAACACATGGCAGACGCAAAAATTTCAGCACTTCCGGCGGTAACGTCACTTGACGGCACCGAACCACTGCCGTTGGTGCAGTCGAGCACGACCAAGAAAGCCACTGTTTCTCAAATGCTGACGGGTCAATTGGTGACGGAAGCGGGTACGAGTCGCACTTTGACTGCCGCAGATAATGCCAAAATCATTTACTGCACATCTGGTAGCGCCGTGACCATTACCTGTGCCACAGGGTTGGATGTGGGTTTTAATGCCACCATTGTTCAAGGCGGTGCGGGTAAAGTGACCGTTGCTGCTGGTGCGGCAACCCTTAACTCTTACTCGGGACTACTGAGCACGATGGGTCAGTATGCTGTCATTTCTGTTGTTAGCCCTGTTGCTGACGAGTTTATTGCTGCTGGCAACTTGGGAGTCTAAAATGTCCGTGAGTCTTTCCCCTATCGGTGGTGCTGGCGCTCAGTTCTTCGACAACAACGGTGTTCCGCTGGCAGGAGGGAAGCTGTACTCATATGAAGCGGGTACGACCACGCCCAAGACCACCTACACCAGCGCCGCTGGCACGACTGCCAATAGCAACCCCATCATCCTGAATGCGGGTGGGCGTCCTCCGCAGGAGATTTGGCTCACGACCAACGAAGCCTACAAGTTCGTGCTCACGGACTCCGCAGGCACGCTGATTGGCACTTGGGACAACATCTACGGCTACTCCAGCGGCTCGATTGCCTACGCCGCCACTGAGGTACAGACGGCCACAGCAGGCCAAACTCTGTTTATCTTGACCGAGATGGTCTACAACCCCGGCACCAACACGCTGGCGGTGTATGTCGATGGCGTCAACCAAGTGGTTGAAAACGCCTATGTGGAAACCAGCGCTACCTCGGTGACGTTTATGTCCGGCCTGCATGTTGGGGCTACGGTCAAGTTCGTCAACGTGTCTGTGGCATCTACTGATGCCACTGTGGTCACCTACGAGCCGGGGTTCGCAGGGTCTGTTGCGACTACCGTTGCTGCAAAGTTGCAGGAATCCGTCTCAGTTAATGACTTCGGTGCATCAAGCAGCAATACAAATGCGCAAAATAAAACGGCACTGCAAACAGCAATAGTTGTCGTAAGCAACGCTGGCGGTGGAACAATTGTCGTTCCCGCTGATATCAACTACGGATACGTCACTAACAACGTATTAACATATCCAGACTTTTCTGGACTAACTGTCGGTGATGTGGTTGTTGAAGACCACAGTGCTCAAAATAACGAAACGCCATCTCCAAGTAAAACGGGTGCGCAAGTTCGTTATTTCTTTGGCACAAAACAAACTTCACCTGCTGGACAACACAATGGCAACGGTATCACAATAAACGGTGATTGGCATC